TCAAGTTAGATGATGCTGCACTTACCTCGCTTTTAAGCGAAGCATATGACCAGGGACTATCTGATGACCAGATTGACCTAAAGGTTTTATCTGTAAATAAGTCACCTTTTGGTGGAGATACTTTAGAATCAGTTCAATCTCTTAACCAGTATGCAAATGCTTTTGGTATTAACTATGCAAAGAAAGATATGGACCAATGGTCTAGAGATATCTTTGCTGGTCTTACAACTGTTGCAGATGTTCAGGCAAAGATTCGTCAAGACTCTGCGAGCGCTTTCCCAGCATACTCTGCTCAGATTGAAAAGGGTGTAAGCCTTGAGGCTCTTGCTTCGGCTTATAAGTCATCTATGGCTAACATCCTAGAGCGTGATGTAGACACAATTACTTTTGAAGACCCAATGCTGCGCCGTGCTTTGCAGTACACAGTAGACGGTAAGCCAGCAACCAAACCACTATGGCAGTTTGAAAAAGAACTACGTAGCACAACTGAGTGGGAGTATACAAACAATGCCCGCGACACTATTGATTCGCTATCACTTAAAGTTCTCAGAGATTGGGGCTTGGCATAATGGCTAGAGAAAGATTAATGGTTGATGGCGACGCTACAATTATTGATGCACCTATTGTAGATACTCGTGCCGCTCTTGCTAAACTTACTGGTGGTCAGACTTTAACTGATGATGAAAAACGAGCGCTAGGATTAGCGCCATCTAAACCTGCTCTTCCAGCAGTTACCCCAACACCTAATCCAGAATTCGTAGCACCTCCTGAACCTGAAGTTGTGGGTAAAACCGTACTTAGAACTGTTGCTAATGCTGATGGAACTACAACTATCTTTTATAGTGATGGAACTTCAGAGACTGTTGGAAGTCCAAGACAAGCACCAACTGGCACAGACCCAGAAACACTTAAGTTAATTCAATCTTTACAGAATCAGATTGCAAACCTTAATAGTCAGCAAACAGCGGCAGCGAATATCGCCGCAGCAAATGCTGCTAAGGAAGCAGAGTCAAAGCGTCAATCTATTATTGCTACTCTTACTGACCGCTTCGCTAAGTATGGTCTAAGTAGTCTTGTTAACAAAGTGCGAGAACTTGCTATTGATGGTGCTACTGAAGCCACAATTACTCTTGCATTACAGGAAACTCCTGAATATCAGCAACGCTTTGCTGCTAACGCAGAACGTCTTAAGAAGAACTTACAGGTTCTATCACCTGCAGAATACATCAATCTTGAAGACTCATACCGCCAGGTACTACGTGCCTATGGCTTAAAGCAATTTGATACAGATGATTATGTTCGTCAGTTCATATCTAATGATATGTCTGCAGCAGAATTATCTGACCGCGTAGTTACCGCCGTACAGCGTGTACAGAACGCAGACCCTGCAATCTCTAGAACTCTTCGTGACTACTATGGAATCGGAACATCTGACCTAGTGGCTTATGTGCTTGACCCTAATCAGCAACTACAGAAGATTCAGCGTCAGGTTGCAGCATCTGAGATTGGTGCAGCAGCACGAGTTCAAGGACTTGAAGCAGGTGTATCTGTAGCAGAACAACTTGCAGCACAAGGTGTAACTCAGGCTCAGGCACAAAAGGGTTACGCAACTATTGCAGACATTCTACCTACCGCTGAGAAGTTATCTCAGATTTACGGTGGAACAATGGACGCTTATGGACAGGCTGAAGCAGAGCAAGAAGTATTTAACCAACTTGCTTCAGCGCAGAAGAAGCGTGAGAAGTTAACTGCAAGAGAAGTTGCAGCCTTTAGCGGTCAATCTGGATTAGGTAGAACCGCACTGACCTCATCAACACAAGGTCAATTCTAGAATCCTTGACGGACCAACCAGCACCGTCAGGCGTATAAGACTGGAAGCAGAAGCCAACCCATTCCCCCTAATGGCAATTGAGGTCTGCGAACTAACAACGAATAGAAAGGGTGGTTGCTATGAGCAACAATCAATACTGGGACGACGAAGATGACGACTTTGAATCAGAGGCGTCTCTTAGCGAAAATGACTTACTTAAGAAATTACGTAAGGCTAAGAGAGCAGATGAGAAGCGCATCAAGGACCTCACTGACCAACTGGAATCATTAACAAAGGTTCAACGTGAGAAAACCGTAACCGAAGTCCTAGCAAAAAAGGGAGTAAGTCCAAAGGCTGCACGCCTAATCCTAAAAGATTTAGATGGAGATTTCTCAGAAGAATCAGTTTCAAACTGGCTTGAGGATAACGCTGAATTATTTGGGTTAAAGGTAGATGAGCCTCAACAAGACAACACTAACCTTGCTGCATTACGCCAGCAAGATATTGTCTCGCAGAGTGCCGTTACTCCCGACAGAGCAGAAGATTTTGAACTGCGTATGAACAATGCTTCAAGCGCAGAAGAACTAATCTCAATGCTCCGTTCGCAGCAGTAAACAATCCGTTCATAGTCAATAGGAGACTTAAACAATGTCTAACGCATATACAGATACCTCCAGCACCTCGCTCGGCGGTACAGTAGGTGGCGCTGGTCTAGTCCAGAAGGCGTATGACCGCCTTCTTGAGTTCGCTCTCCGCGCAGAACCACTAATTCGTTCAGTCGCAGATAAGCGCCCAGCACGCCAAGCAATGCCTGGTCAAACCGTAGTTCTACAGAAGTACGTAGACCTTGATGCTGTAACCAGCACACTAACAGAGACAACTGACCCAGATGCAGTTGCTCTAACAACACCAACATCAGTAACTGTAACTCTTAACGAGTACGGTAACGCAGTTCTTGTAACTCGTGCACTTGAGTTATTCTCACTTGCAGATGTTGACCCAGCAATCGCTAACATTATTGCCTTCAACCTAGCAGATTCAATTGACCAGGTTGCAATGACTACCCTACGTTCAGGTTCAAACAACCTTTACTCAGGTTCAGCAACAACAGTTGCTACAGTTGCAGCATCAGACACAATTGATTCAGCAGACATCCGCAAGGTTGTTGCTAAGTTACGTTCTAACAAGGCGACCTACCGTCGCGGTTCAGAATACTGGGCAGGTATCCACCCAGAAGTTTCACACGACCTTCGTGCAGAAACAGGAAATATGGGCTGGAACTTCGTTCACGCACAGACTTCTCCATCAGTAGATAAGATTTGGGCTGGCGAAATTGGCACATATGAAGGTGCTTTCTTCGTAGAATCTCCACGTCTTTACAATGCTAAGTCAGGTGCAGACCAGACAGCACTTGCAACCACAACAGCAACTGTTGCTGGTGCATCTGCAGGATTCACACTAGGTGTTGCATCATCTTCTGTTATCGCATCTCGCGCAGAAGTTGGCGACAAGATTGCAGGAACAGGTATCGCTTCAGGCGCTAAGATTTCTGCTATCTCAACATCAGGTTCAACAACCACAATCACAGTAGATACCGCTAACACAGGCGCTGTTACTGTTTCAACAACCATCACTGTAACTCCAGTAACTCGTGTATTCAACACAATCATTGCTGGACAACAGGCTATGGCTGAAGCAGTTGCAGAAGAGCCACACATTGTTATCGGTAACGTAACAGATAAGTTGATGCGCTTCCGCCCAATGGGTTGGTACGGCGTACTTGGCTTCGCTGTATACCGTGACGAGGCTCTATACCGAATCACTTCAGGTTCATCAATCGCTGCTAAGTAGTTGATTGACTGTAGGGCTTGGACAAAGTGCCAAGCCTTATGGTCGGTTCACTAAGGAGGAACTATGACTGACTGGACATTTGTAACACCTACCGTCCTTGAAGGACCTATTGGTGGCAATGCCCGCTTATGGGAGTTCTACCGACAAGACAGAGGCATAACTATTGTTCTGCAAACTAGCGGAACTTACAGACAAATTCGTTATCCAACCGACGATACTTTGGATACTTACCCACAAGTTTATCGTGGTGGATACAACTACACAGTAGACGATACAACTAAAGCAGCACTAATTGCGGGGGGCGTAGGTGTTACAGAATCAAACTTCACAGCACAGTAGCCATATAAGTAAGGTTCTTGAATGGGGCTTTGATGAGCACCATAACTTCAAGCCATCACTATATGGATGTGTCTTATGTGATGCTACTTCAGATACTCCATTCAAGGATGAAGAAGAGATTGAGTATGACCACATTGATTGTGGCGAAGATTGCTTTGGATGCAAAGTTAGAACACTAGAACTTAGCACTGGTGATGCTAACAGCAAAAAGAATATGAGTAATAAGAAGTTCAACAAAGAACTTGATGCCTACAAGGATGCTCGTAAGCAAGGCATACAACCTGGCGGAACTTCTATGGCAAAGATAGAAGCAGCGGTAACGGCTTCCGAAAGATTGGGCAAAGCCTATGACGGCAACTCAATGCCTTCGGCAGAAAAGATAACACCAACACTAGCAAAAACAATGAGAGAACTAGGAGCATAGTATGTCTATGAAGGGCGAAAAGTATTCATCTAAGATGAAGATGAAGAAGCACGAAAAGATGGAAGGCAAGAAAGAAAAGATGATGGAATACGGCAAGAAGAAAGCCGTAAAGAAGATGGCTATGAAGAAGATGGGGAAGAAGAAGTAATGGCTACCAAGAAGAAGTGCAAGAAGTGCGGCAAGATGAAGTGCAAGTGCTAATATGAAAAAGACTAAAGGCGCTAAGAAGGTTGCTAAGGTTATGAAGGAATTCAAATCTGGCACACTTCATTCAGGCAAAAAGGGACCAGTAGTAAAGTCAAAGAAGCAAGCAGTTGCTATCGCTCTAAGCGAAGCAGGAATGGCTAAGAAGAAAAAGAAATGAAAAAAGACCCACGACTAGAGCGAGCAGGAGTGTCTGGTTACAACAAGCCAAAGCGCACACCTAAGCACCCAACTAAGTCACACGTTGTTGTGGCTAAAGAGGGCGACAAGGTTAAGACTATTCGCTTTGGTCAGCAGGGTGTAACTGGGGACAAACAACCAACAGCAAGACAGAAATCATTTAAGGCACGCCATAAGGCAAACATTGCTAAAGGCAAGATGAGCGCAGCCTACTGGAGTAATCTTACCAAATGGTAGTTATTCAAAAAAGAGAAGATGGTCGCTGGATAAAGCCTTGCTTAGAATGTGGCGAAATGCAAGACTATTTAAGAAAAACTTATGCTGAAGAATCTCTTAGATTAAATAAAACTTGCAAAAAATGTTCTAATAGAAAAACTGAAAATAGCCATAGAGGTATGTATAACCTAATTAGAATTTCTTGGTTTGAAAAATTCAAATCAAGTGCAGCCCTTAGGGGTTTGGTATTTGATATATCTATTGAGGATGTATGGTTTTTATATACTGCTCAAGAGGGTAAATGTGCTTTATCTGGATTGCCAATTGGATGGGCTGAAGTTGGTTCAATTCATACAGCATCTATAGACCGCATAGATAGTTCTATGGGGTATATAAAAGAAAATGTCCAGTTATTACACAAGGACGTAAATTTTATGAAACAACAATTTGACCAAAGATACTTCGTAGAAGTATGTAAGGCTATAGCAGATAAGGTGAAGTGGTGAAGAAGAAAACATTTTGGGATAAAAAGAATCCTAATAAAAAGTCTAAGCCACTTACCCCAGCACAGAAGACTGCTGCTAAGAAGCGTGCAAAGGCTGCGGGTAGACCTT